CTACCTTGGGCTCCTGGGCGGTTGGGGTGGACCCGGCTTACGGTGCCCACCCTTTCCGGGAGCCATCGGTTGTCGTGGCAGGGGCGCCGGGGCGGGGTCCGTGTTCGCGTCCGGGTAGAGGATGCGTCGAGCCTCCGCCAGGTTGGCCGCGAACCCGTGTGGCTCCCATGTGTGGCCATTCCATCGTTCGATGGCGCGTGGGGCGTCCGGGTTCAGGTGGGCCGCTCTGGGGCCGTCCCCGAAGACGATGGGCATCGCCCGCAGGCGGCCGACCTTGGCCGCCCGGCGGCTGGCCCAGTCGGATAGCGATTCGTCGTCCATGCGCCGTTCCTCGGTTCGGAGGGCCGGGAGGCTACGACGGCCCGAAGGTCCGCAGGGTTCCTGCGGGGGGCCCGCCCTGGCGACGACCTGTCCGGGTTCCGCGCCGGGGCGGGAGTCTCATGTACCGATCATGTGGGCGCAGGTATGGCAGACCCATATACCAGGCGTTTCCTCCGTCATCAGATGCCCGTGTCGGCAGAGCACCTACTGACGGCCGTTCCTGCGGCAGGTGGCGCACGGGTAGGGGCATGCGGGTACCGGCTGGCCCGGGGGAATCGATGTGGTGCCGGAGCGGCCCCACAGGGGGCTGTCGGGCGTGGCCGGCTCGTGGTCGTGGTCGGCCGGGTCGGGGCGGGTCACGGCGTCTCCCGGTGTCCGTTGCGGTGGTTCCGGATTCCCCGGGCGGCATTGCAGGCGGCCTTCCAGTCGAGGGCCTTCGCCGCCTGGTCGCGTTGCGTGGCGAGGGCGGTGCAGTGGGAGCAGCCGGGGGTGGGTGTTCCCTCCAGGAGCCAGGGGTCCAGGGTGAGTTCGACGGGTTCGGCGCTGTACCGGCTTGGGGTCGTCATGCCATCTCCGCGGGGTCTCGCGTCGTTGGGGTGACGACTACGCTAGGGAGGCTGTTGTGAGGTGGGCCACTCTGTTGCAGTCTGTTGCACGTGAGTTACCCGAGGGAGTTGAGGGCGCCTGTGATTAGCGCTCTTGCTTCGGCTCCGTAAACGGCCATTCGGCGCAGACGTTCGAATGCGGCGAGGTAGAGCGTCACTTCGCTGGGTGTGGTCACCGTGACCTTGGCTGCCAGGAGTTCGACGTGCACGCGGTTGTCGTCGAAAACCGTGAAGGTCTCCGTGCCCCACATGTTCCGGTGGACGGATCGCGGGATGATCCCCAGGGAGATGGCGGGGTAGGACATGGTGGTGAGTAGGTAGCCGAGTTGGGCGGTCATCTCGGCGTCGTCGGCGATGCGGTGGTAGAGAACGTCCTCTTCCACCACGAGGACGACACGGCGGTGTCCGTCTCGGATGATGTGCGAGCGGTCAACACGGGCTGCTGCGGCACGTGCTGAGTCGTCGGGTAGGCCCCGGAAGTCCGCGATGGTGGCGAGGAGGGCTCTGGCGTAGCCCTCTGTTTGCAGGAGTCCGGGCATGAGCCGCGAACAGTAGATTCGGAACCGGCTGGTGCGCTGGTACAGGGGAACGCTGGCTTCTTGGACGCGTCGCAGGCCGGTGCGTTGTCGGCGTCGCCATTCGACGTACATCGAGTCCGCCGAGCGTGACGCCGCAATGAGGTCCGGAGCGTGGTCAGCAGCGTTGCAGGCCCGGCACCAGGCGGTGATGTCAGCCTGGGACGGCATGGTCTTGGTGTTCTCGATGCGAGAGGTCTTCGCCTTGTGCCAGCCGCACCGGTCAGCCAGTTCTTGGGCCGTGAGCTCTGCGTCCAGACGCAGTTCCTTCAGCCGCTCCGCGACCGATTCGCGAGCGGCCTGGGCGCTGGAGGAGGGGGACGACGACACGTTCTGACTGACTCGGTGCGTGGGGGTTAGACCTGGTACTCCTCGTGCGGGATGCCGTGCTCCCACAGGGCTTCGAAAGCCTCGCTCAGGAACTTGACGGTGGCCGGTGTCGAACTGAATTCGTCTTCCACGAGCGAGCCGTCTCCGGCGAAGTGGTGGACCCGAGCTAGCCGGTCGTCAAAGAGCCAGTAGTCGTTTGCGGGTACGGCCAGGTTTGTGGCGTCGCGGCGGGGTAGCCAGCGGACCAGTTCCCCGGCCTCCGTGTTGGCGTGGGTGACGTAGTGCTCCCACCGGATGTACTCCGAGACCGGTTCGCTCACGACGCGGAGACGGCGGATCACGACTCCTCGTGCGACGGCGGCGGCGATGTGGTCGTGGAAGGGACGCCACCACGACGCGCGGTCGTCCCAATTGACGCGTTCGCCTTGCCGCCAGGCTGCGAACCGCTCGTTGTCGAAGTACGCATCACGCGCTTCAAGGTGCACTGCGGAACGTTCGGTGTCCTTGATGATCTCAGCGAAGGTCGGATTCGTTTGCTGCGCGTTCTGCGGCATCGCATGCCTTCCGGAGCTGCGGCACCATGCGTGCCGGAATGCGGATCACAGCCTCAGTGTCCGGGATGGACCCGAAGTTCAAACACTGCGCCTCGGTGGCGTCATCGCTCTTCCAGCCTTGGAGGACAAGGTCCGCGGTTGTCTCGTCCACCCATGCGGAGGGGCAGTGGTCGTCGTCCGAGTCGGGGTCTTTGCCGAAGAACAGTAGTGACATCGTCTTCTCCCGTTCGAGCGGGTTGCGGCTTGTTGCATGACGATTGCCCTGCTGAGGAGGGCCGTCAAGGGATGAACTCGCGCCAATGCTGGAACGGCAGACGCCCCGCAGCAGCACTGCGGGGCGTTGAACCGTTCCCTTGCCGGTGTCTCACTGAAGGGGGGACCTCGTGATCGGTCATCCGGCGAGGGAGCGGTGTTCGTGGTGGGGCCGCCTGACCCGTAACTCCCCAGTTCTCACAGGCGGCCCCGCGCTCCGATCCTCCCGCATCTGAAGGATGGTGGAGCGCTTCCCGGCCAGTGGCCGGGCCCGTCCGGATGCTGCTCGCCACCCGGGCGGGGCTGGTGGGTATCGGCGCTAGCCGAGTAGGGGAATGGCTTCCAGCAGCTCGATGCCGCCGCCGGCCTTCAGCGTTCGCAGGGCGGACCGGGTGCGCGCGGCGGTGTGGAGCTGGGTGTGATCGGTGAGCTGGTTCACGGGGATGAAGCCGTGAGCGGCCGTCACGCTGCGGGGACCTCCTGCTCCTGGCGCTCCTCGCGCTCCAGTTCCTGGCGTTCGGCAAGCGTCGCGTTCGTGCACCAGGAGGTGAGGGCGTCCCAAGGGGCGTGGCCTGGCCTGGTGATCACGAGGCAGGCGCCGTTGATGCTGGTGATGCGGCCGACGCGGCCTCGGGTGGTGTCCAGCACGACCTGTCGTTCAACGAAGCGCATGATGGCGTCTTCCCTGTGGTGGTGGGGCCCGCCCCGGCAGTGACGTCGCCCAACGATGCCGGGGCGGGGGTTGGTGGCCGCCCAGGTCCGGGAGGCTGGGCCTGGGCGGCGTGGGAGTCCACCTGACTTGGCCTGCCCGACACTTGCCAGGCGGACTCCGTGCTCCCCGGTGTCTCCGGCGGGAGGAGACCGGGAGCCCACGAGCGGGGTGTGGGCTCAACCGCGTGGGGAGCGTGCCCGGCGGGGATCAGTCCGCCGGGGATCTTCAGGGCCGCCGGTGGCGACCGTGGAAGGTGGCCTGCTGGGAGACCAGCCCAGGGGGCCGCGCGACGCGCGGCGCTACCTTGGCGGGAGGGCCGAGGGCGCCGACTACCAAGGTCGCTCCGTGCTGTTCGCAGGTCCACACCGTGGCCGACTCCTGGGCCATGTCGTGCCAACCGAAGGGGCAGGCGACGGGGGTCGAGTCGTCGTCGGTCACCGTCGTCTCCTGCCCGGGGCCCCGCTGGTCGGCGAGCAACCGTGCTAGCAGACGCTGCACGGCCGCCCCCGGTCGTCGGTCTTCTTGCCCCCGTTCGGGCCCTGCGACTGCTCGTTCCTCTTGCCGGTCTTCTGGCTCACGTCGTCCGGCTTACCGCTCACCGTTGCGCCCCTTCAGGTAGCGGGTCAGGCGAGTGGTCTGGCTTGGGGTGAGCTGCGGCGGGACGACGCGGTGAAGGCGCATGCCGTCCCGCTCCGTCACCTTCACGGTGCTCGGTTCCGCCTGGACGCCGATCGCCTTCAGGGCGTCGTCGAACTGGGTTCCCGCGTCGGCGCACGCCTGGTACGGCGTGCGGCCCGTGGGGGTGGTCATGGTCCGTCCTCCAAGCCTCGGGGTGGCTGGGTACCGGGTCACCCGCACGGTCACACTGTGCGGCCGACCGATCACAAAGTTAGGAGGGAAGCGCTACGCTGGCGAGCATTTCACTGACCAACCTGGGTCCTGGTCGGTGTGGCATATGCCAATCACTGTGACCTGCAAGAACGCAGACGCCGGGGACTTTGGACCGGCTATGTGGTCGGGGAGAAGAGATGGGAAACGACAACCTTGACGCTGGACAGGATGAAGTTACGGATGCACGGCGGCAGTTCGCCGAGGAGCTGAAGAGTGCAAGGGAGCTGTACGGTCCGCGATCGTTGAGCCAGGAGGCGCTGGCCCGGCTGGCTGGAACATCGAAATCGACGATCAGTCGTGTGGAGACGTGCCACGGGCGCATTCCGCCAGAGCTGCCAGCGAAGCTGGACGAAGTCCTGGACACAGATGGGAAGTTCAAGCGGCTCTTTGAAGAGATTGTGTCGCGCAGCTTTCCAGCGCTGTACCGGCAACGCATGGCGCTGGAGCGTTCAGCCATTGAGATTCGGGAGTGGTCACCAACGATCATCCCCGGACTCTTCCAAACGGCTGACTACGCCAGACACCTACTCACGGCTGGTGCGCCGCGTGCGGGAGAGGATGAGATCGCACGGGAGGTCACCAACCGGCTGCGTAGGCAATCTCGCCTGACTGGCGACGCACCCCCTGACGTTCAAGTGGTGCTGTGTGAGTCCGTGTTGCGTCGGCGGTTCTGCCCTCCGGAGGTCATGCGACGCCAGCTCAAAGTCCTGTTGGAGGCAGGGACGCGGTCAACCGTCCGGTTTCAGGTCCTGCCGTTGGACGCCCCCGGAAGTCTCTTCATCGACTGGCCGGTTTCGCTGATCACCTCCCCGAACCACGATGTCGCGGTCTGCGTTGAAACGTATCGGACCGCCAACATCATCAATGATCCCGATCACGTGCGACGTGCCATCCGGACCTACGATGAACTGACCAGCGAGGCGCGTTCCACGCGAGAGAGTGCCCGCATGATCGAAGAACAAATGGAGTCACTGTCGTGATCACCGATCCGGCCCAGTGGGTCAAGAGCAGCTACAGCAGCCCAGAGGGAGGCAACTGCCTGGAGTGGTCGCCTATGTCGGCGCCGTCCGGCGTCGTTCCGATCCGGGACAGTAAAGCCCCGGAGGGTCCCGTCCTCTCCTTCCCTTCCTCCTCTTTCTCCGCCTTCATCGCGGCCATCAAGGTCAACGCATTCTCCAACTGACCCTGGAGCACGCCGTGAGCAGCAGGAAACGGCACCCTTCACCATCGTGGTGAAGGGTGCCGCTTGTGTCAGATGGCGAGGTAGGCGGCCACCTTCAGCACGTCGTCCAGGCCGGCCGCCGGCCCGGCCAGTTCTCGTGCCGCCAGGAACAGTGACTCCCGGGTGATCTCTCCACGTTCGGTGCCGGGTTCGACGGGGCGGAACAGGTCCGCCACGGCCTCACGGTGGCAGTCAGGGCGGGCTCTGCAATCCGTGGCGCACGGGGAGTTGTCGTTGGGGCACGGCTCGGTAGACCTAGCCGTGATCGACTCCGGGACCGTGGGCGCGTCCTCTCCGTCGGCCGCGATGGACGCCAAGGTGACGGACCGTGCGAACCGGCGGGCGGTCTCCGGGGCGAGGTAGACGTACGTCGTCGTTTCCTGGCCGTCGTCGAGGCGCTGGACTTCCACCTCCACGTAGCCATCCGGGTCCGGGCGCCCGGCGATGCGTGCTCCGCCGTCGTACTCGCAGGTGAACTGTTCAGCCATGATCTTCCTCCGGGGTGTTCTTCATTCTTCGTGGCTTAGCCGTCGGCGTCGACCAGCGGCCATGGGTCTCCGCCGTCGTGCGGGCCCACCGTCACCTCCACCTCCAGCTCCAGGTCCCGGCCCAGGTCCATCACGGAGGCGCCGGCCAGGGTGGCGTCTTCCAAGGTCATGAATCGCATGCGCACGGGGTGGCGCTTCCTTCGCTCAGGGCCCAACAGGCCAGGGTGTGGGTGTACTTCGATGCGTTGCAGGTGCGGCAGGCGGCCACGACGTTGTCCGCCGTGTCCCGGCCTCCGCGGGCGAGGGGGAGCACGTGGTCCAGTTCCTGGGCTGGGCCGTCGCAGTAGGCGCAGCCGGACCAGCGGGCCAGGACTTCGTCCCGGTCGTACGGCGGGGGCCGGCGCCGTCGTGGCGGGCGCCGAGCTGGAGCCGGACGCCTGAGGCGTGGGGTCATGCGGCCAGTTCCACGTCCAGGTCCACGCCCTCCAGGGCGAGTGATTCGACGCGTGCGCGGAGGCGGTCCAGGGCCCGCTTCAACGTCTGCCGGGAGGTGGCAGGGGTGATGCCCAACTCCTGGGCTATCGCGGTGTGATCGGGTATCGGGAGGCCGTTGTGGTCGTAGCCGTTGAACAGGTGGGTCTCCGGCTCGAACCCGAAGACCATCCGGACGATGCGCGCGGCGTTGCCGTTCAGCGTCGCCAGGAGTGCGTTCGCCAGTGCGGCCTTGCGGGCCTGGTCGTGGTGGGCTTCGTCGGCCGGCTCCGTCAGGTCCTCCGGCACTCCGTACCGGTTCGGGTCCGCCATGGTGTCGTTCAGCGAAACGAGCGCGTCGCCGGCGTGTGCCGGGCCGTCCAGGGACTCTGTGCCCTCCAGGGCCTGGCGGACCCTGTGGGCGGTCTCGGCGCTGAGCCGGTGGTGGTGGGAGGGTAGGACGGTGGCGAGGTATTCCGCGGCCTCCATGTCGCCGCCGACGATCCCCAGGCATCCCTTGAAGGTGGCCACCGCGTCGGCCGAAACCGTCGGGCCGGAGCTGGTGTTGGCGGAGTCGGTCATGGCGCCCTTGATGCGGGCGTGGGCGTAGGTGCTGAACCGTGCTCCACCGTCGGGGTCGTAGCGGCGGAGTGCTTCCAGGGCGGCCACCCTGCCCTCCTGGCGGAGGTCGTCCAGCGCGTCCCCGTAGCCGGCTGTGACGCCGGGGGAGCAGGTGACGCGCTTTTCTGCCAGGCGATATACCAGGCCCTCCAGGCCCTCCAGGATCTGGGCGGTGGCCGCCTGGTCGCCGTTTTGGGCAGCACGGATCAGGGTGGGGTGGTGCATGGGGGTGGTGCTCCTTGCGCAGGGGCCCGGATTGATCGGGTTCGCCGGTCATGCACTGGGGCCCGTGACAGGCCGACTCGCACGCCTGTTCGAATGAATGGGTAGGGAGCTACCCGGACTCGATCCCGCACGCATGTTCGAATGTGGGGGTAGGGGTGTGCCTTGGCGGTGCGCGGGCAGGCGGGAGCGCCACGCGGCCCCGCGTGCGCGGAGGCGTGGTCAGAGGGAGATGGGGGTCAGCTCAGAGCGAGCAGATACAGAAATGCCCCCGTCGCGGCGTGAAGCCGGTGCGGGGGCCCAGAGAGGGGGAGAACGTCCGTCCGGCTTTAGAGCTGGGACGGTTCAGCAGCGCCGACGGCCTGGGACAGCCGGGCGAGGTAGGTACGCGCGCAGGCGCGGTCATGCGTCACGCGGGCCATGCAGGCGTGGAGATGTCGCCGGGTGGTGCGCGGCAGGTAGCGCAGGCGACCCCCGGGGCGGGGGCGGGCTACAACGGCGAGACGCTGGGCGGTGGCACGCAGGAGGCCACGGCGGAGCCAGATGTGGAAGGCGACAAGTCGTGCGGGAAGCGGAGCGCGACGGACGCGCTCCACGCGTCGTCGGATGCATTCCAAGGCGTGCGCGCTAAGGGTGAAATGATCTTTGATTTCGCGAAGCGAAGGGTGCAGTGCCACAATCCTGTCCGTGGTAGGCGTGAGCCCCGCGTTCACTGGTCAAGGGTGAGCGGGTCTCAAAGGCTGAACATGGCTCCCCTGTAAGGGGGCGACTGGGCCGGCGCCCGGGAGCTGCAACCCCGGGGCGCCGGTTTTTTTTACCGTCAGTGCCGAATACCGATTAGCTGGCGAGCGCCATTCCGTTGCCCGCGATTTGCGCACCTCGTGTCGGGTCGAACGTGAGCTGGCCCATTACGTCATCGTTGACGACGCCGGGCAGGCTGTACCGCCAGATATCTGTGATGTATTCGTAGAGGTCTCGCCGGTCGGTGAGCGCCTGCGACATGTTTTGCGCTCCCGTAAAAGACACCACGAGAGTTCTGCCGGCCCGCTTAACGTCCACCCCGGGCCGGACCTCTCCATTTTTCTGCGCCTCGAACAGGATCGATACCGCAAATTCAACCCACAGCTGCATGGCCCGCGCTCGATCGATGGGGTCAGTCCCCTGCTCCATCGTCAGGCGTGCGGCACCTCGCTGGATCGCATCGTTTTGCAGCCCATAGGCGAGCAGATATCCAGCGTCCACGAGTTCCTGCATCCGCACGCGTTGCGGAGGTATAACCATTCCCTCGAACTGCTCTTCAAGAATGGCGGCGGCGATGTACTGCTTGTGGCGGAAGTGATGGTAGAGGGCACCTCGCGTCACCGCGGCCTCTTTGGCGATGTCTTCCACTGTGGTTCCGGAGTAGCCACGCCGGTCGAAGAGGGTCCCTGCGCATTCGAGGATGCGCCTGCGGGTGCGGATGGAGCGCTCCTGTTGAGGAGTCCGTTCCGCCTGTTCAACACGAGTCACTACACGTCTCCATTTCGCCTTCGTCGAGTCACGCGGTGTGTCCGAACTACCCACGAAGGTAGTTAGCGACCCGTTAAGATCACCAATGTGCAGGTTTCATGTGTCTAGCGGGCGAAACGGGCTGAAGATGATCTAGGAACTCGGCATCGCCGCAGGTCAGAGGCCCTGTCGGTGTGGATTCGGACAGTTCGGTACCAATGGCTTCGAGTGTCGCAAAGATGCGCGCGTGTCGCAGATCACTGATCATTTCTTGGGGCGCCCTTTGCGCTCGTGAAAGGCTCCACCGCCTCCATGGGTGTCCCTCTGAAGTAAACGACCTCGGAATCGTGCGGCCGCCGCCCAGGCCCCCTACGCGCGGAAACGAGCCGCCTCCAGCTTGGCGGCCGTCACAACCTCACGGGGTCTTCGGGGCCCAGTCGGCAGGGAGGCCGTATCCCCCGGCCCAGGTCTTTCCGTAGACCTCTGCATCGGTGCCGATGGGTACACCGAATAGATCCATGCGGACCGTCTTCGCGACTTCCCGGGCAATGTCGGCTGCCTCTGCCGCCGGGGCCGTGCCCAGCACCTCGTCATGCACCCACAAATTCAGATACTGCGTCAGACCCTTCGCGTGGAGATCCAAGAGCGCCTGCCCCATGGTGTCCCGGGCAGTGGACTGGCAAAGGTAGGCCACCCCCTTATAGAGCGCATTCCGATCGAGAACCAGCCTTCGCCCAGAAGGAGTTCGGATCTCGCACCCATTGCTCAGGGCGTGGCGCTGAAGGCCGCGGGCCCATCGGCGAATTCCCGGGTAGGCCCGCGCATAGCGGGCCAGAGTGTCCCGCATGACTGAAACGGGAAGTCCGGTCTGCCTCGCCAGTGTCGCCGCGCCGCCCTGGTACGACGTTCCCAGGCCCGCGATTTTCGCCAAACCGCGTTGATGCTTGGTGAACGCGGGCCCGAACATGAGCGTGGCCGTGTGGTCGTGGAGGTTGCGGCCGTCACGGATGGCCTGGCACATGCGCGGTTCCTGCGACAGGGCCGCCAAGACAACCAATTCCACACTGGATTGATCCACGCTGAAGTAGGCGGCACCGGATTCCGCCACGACGCTCCGGCGGATTTCCCAACCCTTGGAGGGAAGTTGTTGGAGCGGCGGGTCCGACACGGAGGCCCGCCCCGTCTTCGCCCCAAGGGTGTTGATCTTCGGGTGGATACGGTCCTGGGCGTCGCGGTTCGCGAGCATGGCCACGGCGTACGACGTGCGCCACTTGGACGCCCGCTTGGCGCGAAGAACCGCGTCCGCCAACGGGTTGGGCGTGCGGACCTGCAACCGCTCCCACTTGTCGCTCAGGTCCGCCAGGGGCAATAGCACCTCCTTGGCCACCGACGGGGCCCCGGAACCGGTCGTCTCCTCCCAGCTCTCTCCCATGCCCTGGAGCGCAGCCACCACCTGGCGATCGGAGTTGACGTTCTCGACGCCGTACCGAGCCGCCCTCGCGGAGTGCGTGGCCGCCTGCTCCTGAAGTCGGTTCACCAGGCCCTCCGTGTACGGCACGTCAAGGAGCATGCCGCGACGCTGCATGGCCGCACAGATGGCCATGAGCTGGTGCTCGTACTCCACCAGCGTGTCCGGAATGCCGTGGCGGACCATCTCCTGTTCCAGGTGGGGGCGAAGGCGGGCGGCCAGGAGGACGTCCAGGCCGGCGTAGCGCTGGTAGACCTCGTCCTGGTAGGGGACCTGAGCCCAGCCGGTTTCCTTGGTCAGGCCGTAGGACCGGAACACCCGGGTAAGGCCGGCCTGCGTGTCCGGCGCTGCCGGGTCCACGTACCAGGCGGACAATGGCTTGAGACTGACGCCTACTCCCCCTTCGAAATCCTGCCTGCTATCGGAGAGATGGGCCAGGATCTTGGTGTCCCGCACACGCGGTGCGACGGTCTCCAGCGGTGAGACGCCGTGGCGGTCCAACACCAACAGGTCGTAGGCCGCGTTGTGGATCACCAGCTCCGGGCATCGATTCACCACTGTGCGGGCCAAGTCCATGAAGGCCGGCCCGCGTTCGACCGGAACGACAAACGCCGTGTCCGCGGTGCCGTACTGGACGGTGCGGAGTCGGTGACCGGTGCTGAACGTATCCAGACCAGTGGTCTCGGTATCCATGGCGAGTGACCGTGGCTGGTGTGTGGTCAGCCAGTCCCGGGCCTGGCGTACGTCGTCCTCCGTCTCCAGGGCATGGATGGTGGTCTGGTCGCCGGCCAGTTGGTGGCGGTGGGTGATCAACGCGGGCTCCATGGTGGTGCGTCGGCCGCCGGGGCACCCGCTCCGTGGCATGCGAAGGGGGCCGCCCGGTCGGGACGGCCCCCTGTGCGCGCTTACGCGGCGCTTCTGGGCTGGCCGAAGATGTCTGCGGTGCCCGCATCCACTGGGGCCCGTGACACCGAACGGCAGTCCGCCAAGTTCGCCAGGACCGGCGTCCCGTTCACCTTGGACTCCCGCACACCGGGGAAGGTGCGAAGCGCGTCGTAGAACTTGTTGCGGGTCATGGGATGGCGGATGCCGCACTCCTCCACCCACGTTCGGTAGCGCTCCCACGTGGCCGTGCGGGGAACGTGCGCGCCCTCCTGGGCCACGTACTCCTCCCCGATGAACCCGGCCAGGGGGTGGCTGGTGTCGCGGTAGTGGGCGGTACGCCGCTCCACCGCATCCGGGAAGGCCAGGCCCCGGCCGGCGGTGTGCTCCCGATACCAGGCCACGGCCCCGCGTACCGCCCACGCCGCGATGCCCTCGCGCTCCGACGCCAGCGTCGCCTTCAGCCGTTTGTCCTCCCGCCCGCGGAAATCTTGCATCCAGGGGACGACCCGAACGCGCTGCCACAGCGCTTGGTCGGTCGCGTCCACGTCCGGCGCGTAGTTGGTGTCCACCTGGACCAGGCACACCGGCCGAAACGTCAGCTCCTCCCGGGCGTAAACGCCCCGGGCCGTGATCGTCTGGTCTCCGGTGACCGCTTTCATCAGCGCCTGATCAAGCGGCATGTTCGCTGGCCACTCGGAGGAGATCACCAGGCGCCGGCCGCGCAGGCTGACCACGTCCGCTCGGGGCCCGCCCGACTCCCGCCGCTTCTGGAAGAGCGCGGGGTCAGCCCGCTTCGTGATCCCCCGGAATACCCGCTCCAGGGTCTCCGTGAACGTGGTCTTGCCGTTCGTTGTGGGGCCGACGTGCATCACAAAGCAGCGTTCGACGCCATACCCGGTGATCCCATAACCGGTGAGCACCTGAAGGAAGTTGGGCATGCCGGGCGCGTGAGGGTGGCACTCCGCCAAGAACCTTTCCCAGCGGGGCGCTTGGGCGTCCGGGCGGTAGTCCACGTCCAGGACGGCCGTGTTCATGTCCGCCGGATCGTGCGGCCGGGTCTGGCCCGTGCGCAGATCCACCACCGTGTTCTTGAACGCCAACAGGTTCGGGTCTGCGTCGAACCGGTCGGCCGTGGCGTACACGCCGGGGATGGAAGCCAGCATCTCCACCATGGCCTTGACCCGCCCGGAGTCCTGCGACTTCAGCGCCCACCGGGCGCGCTTCTCCGGATCATGGCCGGTCTCACCCTCCAGTGCGTGAATCACCGCCCGCACGTCCGCGTACAACGCTTCCTTCGGAATGAGTTGCCAGTGCGTCCCATGCCACTTGTAGACGCCGATGCCGGGCACCATGCGCACGTGGCCGCCGAGTTGGCGGTACAGCCTTGTGGCGTTGCCCAGATCAGTAAGCGGCATGGGCCTGGGCTCGTCCGTGCCGACGGCGGACGTGTCCGGTTCGGGCTCCACGTCCAGGACGTGGAGCGGTGCCCGGCGGACGGCCGCGTGGAGGTGGCCGGGGAATGCCTCCGGGTCGCGAGCCCGCCAGTCGGTCAGGTCGTCCCCGGGCGTCGGGATCTCCAGTTTCCGGACCATGACCCCGGCCTGGACCAAGGCGTCCGCCAAGGCATCGGTGAAGGCGGCCCCGGCGGTGTCCCGGTCACCGGCCAGCACCACGTCTCGGTCTCCCAGCCCCGCAGCCAGCTCTGCGACGAGCGCGGCGTTGCGGGCCAGGCCCGCACCCCGGACCATCACCACGTCATATCCGACGGCAACGCCTGTCAGGCCGTCGCCGGGGCCTTCGGTGATCAGCACCGTGTCATAGCCGGAATTGGCGCGTAGGACGCCGTACTTGGCCCACGCCGAGCCATCCGGGGAGACGATGGACAGCCACCGGGCCGGGCAGTGCCCGGTCAGGTCCCGGCCCTGGAGGCCCCGGGGCCTGCCGTTGAAGTCGCACAGCGGGACCGTCAGGCGAGGGTGGCGCAGGTAGCCGGTGGAGCGGTAGGGGAACCGGTCGTCCAGGCCCGGGTAGTCCAGGCCCAGGCCGAGGTCCACCGCGCGCTCCGCGTCGAGGCCGAAGCGTTCGGCCACGTAGTCCCGGGCTTCCGAGTGCTCCGGGTCCAGGAACGCCACGTTCGTGGTGTCCACGTACTGGGCCAGAGCCGCCAGGGCTCCGGTGTCCAGGACACCGGGCACCGGCTTGGCCGACGCCTTGACGCCCGCTCCCGGGGTCCAGTCGAACAGGTCCGCCGGCCTCATGCCCAGCGCCGCCAGGATGACGTCACGGGGGCATCCAGCCCAGCAGCGCACCAGGAGCCGCCCGTCCTCCTTGAGACGAAAGAACAGGCTGGGTCGCTGGTCGTCATGGACGGGGCAGGGAACGCCGTACTCCCCGCGCTCCTCCACCACTTCCGAGAAGCGGGCCAGAAACTGGGCCAGGTCCTTCGTGCGCAACGTCTCTCCTCCAACGCAAAGCGGGCGTGTCCGGCCCCATGCACTGGGGTCCGTGACACGCCCACTTCGGGGAGGTCAGTCGAGATTGCGGAGGGCCTGGAGGACGCGCCCGAACGTCACCAGGTCCATCACCGCGTACGCGTCCTCTACGCGCCGACGTGGTGCTTTCACCACAGCCACGCCGAACGGAAAACCAGCGTGTGCTGCCTCCCTTTTCGCCTGCCGTACGTAGTCGGCCAGGCGGATGGAGCGCTCCGCCTTGCACTCGATGACGAACGGACGGGCGTGGAGGTCTCCCACGTCCTTGGCGCCGGTCTGCGCCGGCCGGACCACGTTGTCCGGGTCGTGCGGGTCCTTCCACGGATAGGCCGCGTCTTTCCAGTGGTCTACGTACTGGCCAAGGGCCTGGTTCAGGTAGTGCCGGGCCTCCCGCTCCCAGGCGGTCCCCTTGGCCTTGGCGCGGTTCGTCATCGGCGGCTCCGCCGAACAGCCGCCAGGCCCACGGCCATGGTCAGCAGGAACCACACGGTGCGGCCGACGATGGCCAGAGTCAGGGCGATGACCGCCAGGAGAAGAAGCACATCAGACACCGGCCGACACCTCCGCCGGGATCGTCACGGCCACGTGCTCCGCCGCCACCGTTTCCACCCGGAACGTGGACCGCTTGACCCAGCCGGATTCGTTGCCGGTTGGCTTCACCTTCAGCATGGGAAGGATGCGGCCTTTGTAGTTCTCGGTGTAGGTCCGCAGGACGGTGGCCTCCACCATCCGCACGCCATTGCCCCGGCGGGCCGCGTACACCAGGGTGTCCCCTTCGCGGATCTCCTGGCCGGTGAAGTCATGGATATGGCCCCTCTTGGCCACCGTGCTCTCCTTTGGTTCATGTCCGGCCGGCCGCGCGCCGCATCGGGCGCACAGCCGGCCGAAGTTCGTTGGTCTGAAGGGTGTGATCAGAACGGTGCGGAATCCGCGGTGACCTTGGACAGGGAGGGAACGGCCGGGCCAGCCTCCGTCGAGGCGGGGCCGTGCACGGACAGGACCGGCTTTCGGTACGCCACGTCCACACCGGCCTTGGTGGTGAACTCGACCAGCTCCAGGCCCAGCGAACACAGGGCCGGACCGCCGACGGCCTCCAGCTCCCGCCAGACCGTTTCGAGGCTCTTCATGAAGTCCCAGGAGCCGGTCATGAGCCGGAAGCGGCCGAGCTCCGGAGCGTCGGCCAGGCGGAAGTCCAGCCGCTGGTCTGGCTTCGGCCCGTGACCGGCCTTGGCTGCGGCCTTGCGCTCCTGGAACGTCGTGGGGCAGCCGCAGGGCTGGCCGTAGCGGGGGTCTTCCGGGTCGGTGAACTCCACGCCGTCACAGGCGTGGATGGGCTTGCCGGTCATGCCGTACAGCGCCATCCGGAACGTCACGGCGTCCGGGCAGTCCACGATGACCTTGACGGTGTCCGTGTCGGTCAGCACCTCCATGCAGTCCTCCTTGGAGGTCTCCCACGGTTCGGGCGTCCCGCCGTACAGCTCAGCCACAGTCTTGCTCACCTCCGGGTCACCGGTCGTGATGCGCCACGCCTTCACGGCGATGGGGCGGCCGTTGAGCACCTGCCCGGCGCGGAATCGGCCCACGTAGTCGGAAGTGAACGACTTGGGGCGGGCGTTGGGGTCGGTGTCGAACACGCGAAGGGTGCGGACCACGGTGCTGGCTCTCCTTGGAAGTGCTTGGAATGAGACAACGAGAAGGCCCGGCGCGTGGGCCGGGCCTCTCGCTACTTCCATCCACTGGGGGCCGTGACACCCCCGGCCGGCCTACGACGCGCGCCGCTGGGTGCCCGTCTCCGCCTCCCCGCCGGAAGCCACCGGCCGGCCGATCACCCCGCGCTTGCCCTCCCGCTCCCAGTCGAACACCGCCCGCAGATGAAGGAAGGTGGCGAACAGCTCCGGCGTGTGCCGCACGGGCACCAACTTCCAGCCCTCCGGCCGGACGTGGAGAACGGCCGCCGCGTCGATCTCCGGCAAGGGGACGGACTCCCCGGTGTCTGCCTTCACGATGCGGTCCGCGTTCGCGTACGCGGAAAGCTGCAACGCCACCTCCTCATGAACACCGGAGCGGGTCGTCTTCCAGTCCAGGACCACCGTCTCCCCACCTATCCGCGCGATGGCGTCGAAGCTGCCGGCGTAGGTGTGCTGGTCCGACCAGACCGCGTCCTCCAGAAACAGGAACTCCGGCTGCACGGCGTCCAGAAACTCCCGAAAGTGCTCCGCGTAGGGGCGGAGGTCCGGGTGGACGCGGGTCACTGCTTCACCACGGGCCAGGCGCTCGAACACATCATGCGCCGCGCTGCCGATGTCGGCCGCCGCCTTCGTCACCCGCCGGGGCGCGCCCTTCAGGTAGTCGATGGCACCGGTCCGGTCGTTCATGGCCAGGCCCACCAGAGAGCCGATGTTGTCCACGGCCGCCGTGGCCACCTCCTTGGCCGCCCAGAACTGAAGGAAACCCTTGGGGAGCATGGACAAGATGCTGGTGACGCCGGGCGCCTTGGCGCCGGTCTCGGGGTCTACGTAGAACCGGCTGCCGGACCGGCTGATGGTGTTGAGTGCTGCCACGGGTGTCTCCGGTTGCTCGTCGGCCCGCCAGGGGACCGCCCAGTTGCTTACGACTTCATCCACTGGGGCCCATGACGGCACAAGGAGGCACGAGAAAAGTACCCGGGAGTCCTTTCTTGTGCGCCACCTGTGGCGACTTGTCTTTATGGGGGCGCCCACATTCCAAGGCAAGGTGGAATCAAGACATCCTAAATTCGGAATCGTCTTGGTCACTTATTAAATGCAGTTGTCGCCACCGTGTAGGGGTGTCTAGGGTGATTCTGGTCGGAGCTCATCAAGGTGAAATATTGAAAGGTGGATCATGTCTCGTTTCAAGCGGATTCTTAATGTTTCCCTGGCGCTCGCCGCAGCGTCATTCGTGATGGCGGCGCCGTCGCAGGCCGCTCCTCAGGGCGCTCAGCAGGATGGGCATCAAAAGGTTCACTTAGGCGGAACCGTAGACACCTACGACGGGAATGAAAGGAACGGAAGCTACCCCTGCGTAGGCCATGACTGGCGATGGCCGTCGTGGCCGATAACCGACATCATTACCGACGGCTGCAATCGCCGCGTGTGGCTCCATCGGAACATTGACAGGTCCGGCACGCCGTTATGCCGTGATGGATGGGAAGCTGTCCCGTCGGCGTTCAGTCACCCCGCAATCCTAGAAGTAGGCGCGGTGGGGGTCTGCCCGGGGCATCACTTGCAGGGGCCTATAAAGTGAAATCGCTTTCTGGCGTCGCCCTTGATTGGACGGCGCCAGAAAGTCTCTGCACCAAAGGAAGTGTCACGAGTTTTCAGCCGCAAGATACGGCCCAAATAACCCTCTTGTGGTGTGTTGAAAAATCGGTACGCTCCCCACATGACCGGTGAAGAGACGTCAGCGAGTGATCTTGCGCGAGTGCGCGAAACGGTGCAGGCGTGGGCTCGTGCGTGCGGAGAGCCGCATCCAAAAAACGTGCGGGTTGTATACACGACCCGCGACGCTGCCGCCGGGCTTCTCCACCCGGGAGTGCGGTCGGACCTGAATCCGTGCTACTTCGTGACGCTGGAAGGGTGGTTCGACCTTCCTGTGCCCGAGGATGCGCCTCGGCGAACGGGGCCGTGGGCAGCGTTGTGCATCAATCCTGAAAGCATGAAGATCAGCCCGTACACGGTCCGGCCTCAGGGCGATGCTCTCCCGGACCTGCCGATGGGGCGGCTAGGAACCGTACACACGCTCGCCTTTGGCTGACCGGTGGCGCTTTCCGGGTACCGCCCGTACTCGCGTGAGTTCGCATCTGGGCCGCTGCCTATACCAATGGCCCGGTCAGGTGTATGCCTGACCGGGCCATTCGCTATCGGCCGGTGCCGTCGCCCACCGACTCCTCCGGCACAGGAGCCGGGTTGTACTTCGCCGCCACCTTCCGCGACGCGCCCTCACCCAGGACCAGGATCACCAGGAACGTGATCGCGTCCATGGCCTGGTCATTGACGGCCACGTCAGCCACAGCGGGAATGTAGTGGCCCAGCAGGACCAGGAGCGCGCCCAGGGCCGTACGGACCCGGACGGGGTTGTCTCGGATGGCCTGGCGGATGAGATCGATCATTCAGTCTCCCAACTTGTTGAACAATGCGCGGACGTTGTCGCGGAGTTCGGACAGCGTCCCGGTGTTGTGGAGCACGTGGTCCGGCGTGATGCAGTCCAGCTCCAGTTCTGAGGGGTGCGTTCCGGCGTCACCGTTCAGGCCGGCGCCCGGCCGCTCCACCCGGACGACCACGGCGCCCTCCGCGCGGAGCGCGTCCAGCTCGTTGGCGTAGCGGGCGTCCGCCACGACGCATGGCATGTGCCATTCGCTGCCGTGGCGGACTTGGGCCAGGACCGGCCGGACCCAGAAATCCGGATCGCGGTCGCGCACTGCCTGGCCGTGCTCCTGAAGGAGTCGCCGGACTTCCCCCAGGGCCTTGGCTCCCTCCCACCCGCCGTGGTCCTCCAGGGCGTCCTTCAGCCGGTGCTCCTTGTAGCAACAGCACGAGACGACCAGCGGGTTCAGGCGAACGAGGGTCGCTTTGAGTTCGTCGGCGAACGCCAGCCGGGTGTAGGCGCCGTGGCGGACCAGGAGCTGGGCCACGGTGTCCTTTCCAGACCGGGCTTTGCCGATGAGAGCGATGTGGGGGCGGGGCATGAGTCCTCCGGGACATGGGGCGGGTGGGCGCCCGGATGCACTGGGGGGCGTTACGCTCCGGCCGCCTTGACCAGGGCCGCGATCAGCGTGCCCAGGGAGGTGACTGCTGCCAGGGGCAGGGCGTAGCGCCACCGCTCCAGGCCACGCAGCCGGCTCTCATGGTCCGCGAGGGTCTGGGTGACCGCTTCGTGGGTCTGGGTCAGGCTCCGCACGTCGCCGCGCAGCGCCACCAGCTCGTCGTAGATCTCACGGGCTCCGATCATCACGGCGCCCAGCTCGTCGCGGTCGCTCACCTCTACCCCTTCACGGTGAACCTGTGCTTCGCGCCCAGCAGGCGCAGCGAGGCAATACCGGGGATGCCGTCCGGGGGGCCGCCGACGCGGGTCCGCTGCTGCCAGTTCGCGTACGCGATGCGGGTCATGGACCCGAACGAGCCGTCGCACCAGCGGGCGTCCAACAGGCCCTCCGCCCTCAGTGCCGACTCCACGGGGCGCACGTCGACGGGGTAGGTGGTGCCGCCCTGGCCCCGGTCCGGGTCACGGACGGCCGCCGCGCGGATGCGGACCAGGGACACCCCCGGCGTGACCTTGGTCGGAGGCTTGGCGCCCTTCTCCGGCACGGTGATCTTGTCGCCGGGGTGGATCACGTCCGGATTCTTCACCTGCGGGTTGACCGCCAGGAGCGCGGCCAGGGAGACACCAGCGGATGCGGCGATCGCGCCCAGGGTCTGGCCGGCCTTCACCACCACCGCCTTGCCCTTCGACGATCCGGCGTGCGAGCCGGACGTAGCCGGCCCGGAGGCCACCGCCTTGTAGACGAACCCGGCCTTCCCCTTCAGGGCTGGGTCCGCGGTGGTCACGCCCTCCGCATACTGCGGCAGGCCGTACCCGTGGACGTAGGCGTCCCGGCGGTTGCGGCGCTTGAGGTAGACGCCGTCCCCTTCCGCGCTCCCGCTCGTGTTCGTGTTGCCCTCAACGGTGGTGATCGTGTTCGCGTCGTACGCCACCACGATGCCGGTGTGCGAGTTTGCCGACCGGCCAAAGATCACCTGGGCACCGATGGCCGGGTACGCCGAGTACCGGCCCCGGGAACGGAACCAGTTGTAGGCCGACCAGACGGACGCGGTGACCGGGAATAGCGACGCCGCGCCGGCCTGCCGGGCGCACCAGGAGACGAACGTGGCACACCACGCCTGGTTCTGGCTCCACTCCAGGCTCGGCACGGCCGGGCTGTAGCGCTGGTGGTTGTTCCAGTGGCCCCCGCTGTATCCCTCGCGGTAGCCGATCTCTCCGCGTGCTGTGCGGATCACGTCTGCGGCCTTCGCCAAGCCGCCTCCTTCTGTCGTGCGTGGAAGGGCCCCGCCGGTAGTGCCCGGTGGGGCCGTGTGGTCGTGGGTGGGTCAGGACGCGACGCCGTACAGCCGCTGGACGCACGCCCACACCGTGGAGTTGGCCTTGGCACGGGCCTGGAGCTTGATCTCCGGATGCGCCCCGAAGGCGTAATTGGGGATCTTGAACGTTGCCTGGATGGCCTTGCTGGTGGAGCCGGAGGCCACGGTCTGGCCGTCCACGGTGATCCGGATATCTCCACCGGCCCCGTTCGCCAGAGCCTGGGCGAAAACCTCCATGCGCGGGTGCTGAACCTCGGGCCAGGCCACTTGGAGGTCCGTCCAGTCGGTGGCCTTGGTGGAGGGCCAGTCACCCCCTTGGGCCGGGCTCATCACGACGGGCAGGTGTGGGCGGGCCAGGCCGCCGGCCACCACGTCCTCCGACAGGAGTTCGTTCCCCTGGGCGTCCTTGATGCGGACGGCCTGGGCCTGGCTCGTCGTGGTGCCGTTCCATACGGAAATGGCCTCGCTGCCGTCCCGGCGCCGTACGACCAGCGCGTGTTCCCCCGCGATCGGGCCGACTTCGCCCGCACGGAAGGTCTCCGCGCCTCCAGGTTGCTTGACCGAGAGGCTGCCGCCCTCCCCGATCTTCACGTCTCCGTGAAGTACCTGATTCATGGCCGGCCGCCGGTTCGCGGCCGTGGTCAGCATCCGCAGCTCCGCCTCCAGGCGCCGGATGCGGTCGGTCAGATCCTGCGGGATGATCGCCACTAGGTCGCCTCCAAGAACAGCTCCGCGGCCTCCTGTTGGCCGCGTTGGTCTGGGGTAACGCTCAGCCCGACGACCCGGAACGTGGCGTCCAGGCCATCGGAGAACCAGGTGTCGCGGATGCGGAGCCGGACGGTTGCGCCGATGAGCGCGGGCGTCACTTCTCCGTCCAGACGAACCCGAATCGACGGGATCACCACCGGCTCCTTGGCACGGGCCAGGTCGGCCTTGGCGTGCTCGTCCAACGTGGTCAGCCGCTCCACGGTGGTGTAGTCGCTGTGCCCGTCCAGGCGGGGCCACCCCTCCGTCAGCTTCTCGGGGTAGGACCACTCCGTGGACAGCAGGGGGTTCGACTGTTCGGCCTGGTTCTGGTTGTCGGTCGCGCCCCGGCTCTGCCAGGTGTTGGCCATGCCGGTGGCGTCCTGCGGCCAGGAGTAGGCCAGGACGTTGCCCGGGTACGTCAGCATCACCGGCACCGCGCCAGAGCGGATCTTCGGGTATCCGAGCTGGAGTCGCTTCACGCGCTCGCCGGTCTCCGCCTCCCGGTAGACCTGGACGCGCCACTCAAAGCCACCGTCGACGGCCGCCAGCCGATCCAGGGCCTCCCGTACCGGCGTCGCGTCGTACCGGGAGTACGTCCGGTCCCGCCGGACACCGGAGGTGCCGGTGTAGTCGATGCGGATGCCGATGTCCCCGCCGGCCTTGGTCGCGGCGTAGGCCGCCAGCTGCCGGGCAATGTCGAGCTGGTCCAACTGGCGGGCTTCCAGGGTGTCCCGGATCTCTCGGCGGTCCCAGTAGGAGTCAAAGGTGGCCGCCTGGAGAGCGACCGATGCCGCGCCGCGCTCGTCCACGGCGGGCGTGGCCGTCCAGACGATGCCGCCCCACCACAGATCACGGCCCCGCTCCACCCACAACGCCGTCCGGCCGGGCACCACGGACGCCTTGATCCGGGCAGCTGTCGCCGCATCCGGCACCGCGAGGGTTCCGCGCAGCGATCCGGTGCGGCCTATGTAGTCGTCGAAAGTGACCTGTTGGACGGGGAGCACGTCCAGGAGCTGGTCCGTGCGCAGGTCCGTGAACAGGAACCGGTAACCGGCCGGGAGGGCGGCGGTCATGCTGGGCCTTCCCACCGCAGCGCGGCGTAGCTGTACCGCCCGGGGACGTTGTCCAGGGCAGTCGCTGAGTAGACGTTCACTTCGATGAAGTCGCCGGCCTGGAGTACGAGGGGGAGGGCGGTGGCGTGGCCTTGCCCACCGTTGGACCGGGCGACGAACGACATGTGCCATTCCCCGACGCCGGCGTTCTTGGTGACGGTGACGCGTGCCTGTTCGGCACCACCGGGCCACGTCTGCTGGGCGTACACGGTGTAGAGCCCCCCGACGGGGGCCACGAGGCGCGTGGGGTTCGTCGGCGTCCACATCGATGCGTCGGTACGTGCATCGACGCCGCTCCAGCGAACGGGGGTGTAGCGGTTCGCCGCCAGGTTGTAGGCGTCGGTCTTGCGGACGGCCACGTAATGGCGCTCCGCCACACTGCGCCAGCTCTCGCCGTCCCAGCGTTCCAGGCCACGGCTGTTGTCGCGGTACTGGCCGGGGTAGGCGCCGCCGTAGTTCAGGCTCCAGCCGCCGGCCTGGATGCCGCCCAGGGACACGGTGGTCCGGCGACGGTCGGAGACGGCGGTGGCCCAGTCGATCCCGCCCGTGCCGGCCGATGTGCCGGCGGGCACCGTGATCTCGTACAGCTTCTCTGCCGTGCCGGAGGCCGCGGGAGCCTCCGGCGTGGCGGACGGCGTGCCCTGCGCGACGACCAGGGCGGCCGTGGACTGGTCCGACCCGTCGTAGGCGGAGTCGTCGACCCGCAGCAGGACGCTGTCCTTGCGCGGATACTGCGCGTCGCCGTCCGCGATCGTCAGCGTCTCCGGCTCCGTGACCGCCACCGGATACGCCCCCTGTACGGAACTGCCGCTGATCAGGGCTCGGCCGGTGCCGATCGTGCATTGCATCGCGCCGGCCGCAGTCAACGCGAACGGGTTCCCGCCGGGGACGACGCCGCCGCCCGAGGTGAGTTCGGCCTGCGGGGTCCAGGTGCCGACGGGGACCAGCCGGGTGTCCGCCCGGGTCTGTCCGCCGCCCGGGGAGTCCCGGTTGACCAGCCAACCACTACGTACAGTCATGTTGCCTTTCACCAGAATGCGGACCGCCACCGCACGGTGACGGACGCCGAGGGGTCGTAGAAACCGGGCGCGGCCCGGAAGGCCAGGACGGAAACCCCGGGGTCGAACGTGAACGTCTGTTCCGGCACGCTGGACGCGGTCACGGTGTAGAGCCGTGACGCGGTCGAGTTGAGGACGGCGGTTCCCTCGGCGCAGTCGATACGCAGGACGTCGGACTCCGTGAGGGTGATGTCGTACTCCAGGCGCAAACCGGTGTGGAGCTGGAGGAGCGAGGGACGGACCACCGGGCCCCGGAACTCCACCATCGGATGCGTCGGGGCCTCGCCGAGGTTGGGCGCAGCGAGGGTGCCGGTGGACCCGGTGATGCCCCACTCCAGGGGGTGGTCCAGGCCGTCCGTCCAGTCCAGGCCGGGTTCCGGGGCCGGTAGCCCGCAGGTCACGCGGTTCTCTTGTGGTTCGTACCGGCGGGGGTCGGAGCACTCCCACACCACCGACCCGTACGGTTCCCCTCGGGTGTATCGACGGTCCGCCGGCAGGGCCCGCCGGGTCACCCGCCCCCGCATCAGCCGCCGGGCTCCGGCGAGTTGAACTACCAGGTCCTGTTCCCGCTGGGTCGGAGCGGTCGCCCGGCGCAGATCGGCCAGGAGCGCGGGGAAGCGCTCCATGCTGTCCGGCAGAACCATGAAGTCGAACTGAAGGGTGCGGGTGCCGGCCAGGAGATGGCCGGGCCAGCCCCCGTGTTGGGTGGGGCGGAGCACGGTGGCCGCGTCCAGGTCGGGGAGGTCGTCCCATCCGGTTAGTTGCTCGCCCACGTACTCCGTGGTCTCGCCCATGAGCAGCCCCGCGAACTCGATCTGCCCGTCCTGGGTGACCTGGTCACCCGATGCGTCCAGTAGTTGTGGCACGTCACCCCCTTGCCTTCATGAGCCAATCCAGTTCACGCGCGACCTGGGCAGGCTGCATGTCGCCAGCGTGAAAGTTCTCGATCGTGATTGCGGCCGAGGCGCGGCCGCTCGTCGGACCGGGCCGGACCTGTTCGGCCGGGGCCAGTGCCGGCCGGGTCCCGACCATGGCCGGGATGTCCGCGGTAATGCCGCCCAACTGCCTTTTGAGTTCGGGGACCTGGTCCTGGATTCCCTTCATGAAGCCGGTCAGCAGGAGGCGGCCGTTCGGGGTCAGGATGCGGGCGTCCAACGCGGCCGGGCCCTTCCAGTCCGGCAGCATGGACGTGATGCTCCCCAGCTTGTTCTTCAGGCTGGTGATCATGGACGAGATGCCGTCGATGAAGCCGCGGATCAGGGAAGCGCCGGCGTTCCAGAGGGTGGAGCCCAGGTTGCCCAGGGCGTCCCGGGCCCGGCCCGGAAGGCTGCGGATGGTCGCCACGGCGGATGAGATGCCGGAGGAGATCCGGTCGCCCATGGACGACAGGCCGGAGCGGGCCGCCGAGACGATGTTGGAGCCCATGGTCTTGACCTGCGCCCACGCCCGTGACGCCAGGTCCGCGAAGTAGCCGACCACGGCGGAAACTCCGGACAGGACGACGGAGCCAATCTTGGTGAAGATGCTCCCGAAGAACGAAGCCAGCCCCGACAGTGCCGACTTGGCCGCGTCCAGCGCTCCGGAGAAGTCGCCACGCAGCAACGCCACAATGGCATTGATCGCCGGGACCACGATGGTGGTGATGTATTTCGACGCCAGTTCGGCCAGGACACCGGCCACCTTGCCCACCAGCGTGATCACCGGCGTAATGACCGGAACGAGGGCCTTCAGAGCACCGGCCAGCAACGTGCCCAGGGCGGTGATCAGCGGGCCGCAGGCGACCAGGAGTTCGCCCAGTGCCTTTCCGATCGTCGCCAGGGCAGGCGCCAGGGCACTGATCAACTGGCCCACCAGGTCACCCAGGACCGGCGCCAGCTCTCCGATCACCGAAAGGATCGGTCCCAGGATGCTCGGAAGCTGGGCCAGGATCGGCTTCAAGGCCGTCAGCAGCGACCCAGCGATCTTCGCCACCAGACCGCCGACGATCTCCAACACCGGCCCCAAAGCCCCGGCCAGTTGGCTGATCAACTGGGCCGCGATCGGCAGAATCGCGGCCAGGGCCTGGGCGACCACCTTGACCACCGGAGCCAGACCGGCCCCCAGGCTCTGGGCCAGTTGAACGAAGACCGGGGCCAGGGTCCCGGCCGCGCTCTGCAACGGCCCGGCCAGTGTCGTGACCAGCGTGTTCAACAGCGGCATGGCCGCCTTCAACGCGCCACCCAAGATCGTGGAGACGGCCTTGCCGACCGCCGACACGGTCTCGAACAGGGCCCGGAACGTCTCCTGGGCCTCCGGCGTAGCTGTGATCCGCGCCGCCGTGGCCGCCAGCTCCGAGAGGACCTGAAGGGCCCCGCCGCCGGCGTCGGCCGCCGCGCCCAAGACGTTACCCAGGGCCCGGCCGATGTTGGCCAGCATGCTGCCGACCTCCTTCGCCACGCCTACGGCCGCCTCGATGCCGCGTTGCATGGCGCCGGAGGCGAACGACCGGTCCATCTTGGCCCGGAGGCGGTCCAGGCCCTGGCCCATGGAGGCCGTCATCCGCTCCCAGGTCGGAGCCGCCGCCGCGCCGAGCCGGACCAGGCCCTGAAGGACCGTTCCGGGCAGGCCCTTCATGTTCTGAAGGCCCCGGGTCGCCCCGCTGAGGGCCTGGCCCAGTGCGCCGTCCTGGGCCAGCGTGCGGGCCGTGGCCAGGGTGTCCTTGCCCATGGCGTTCAGTGCGGAGGCGGTGCCGGACAGCTCCGTCCGCAGCACGGGCAGGACCGCGTTCGCGGTCCGGGTGAGGGTGTCGCCCAGGCCCTGGAACAGGGAGCCTTGGACGGACCGCTTCACCTCGTCCCACGCCGGCCCCAGGGCTTTGGTCTGCGTGACGAAGTCCTGAGCAGCGGGCGCTAGTTCGGCCATGGCCTCCGCGTCGCCGGCCAAAGCGTCGCCCAGGCCGGACATGCCGACCTTCAGGGCCACGCCCGCCGATGCCAGGGCCAGGACAGCCGGGGCGGCAACCCCGGCCGCGGGAGCCATGGAGGCGATGGAGGACGACAGTCCCGCGACCGCCGGGATGCTGGAGGCGGCCGTGGACAGCTTGCCCAGCGTCCCCACCAGGGACAGCACCTTGCGGCCGGCGCCGCCGGAGCTGTCCCCGACGTTGGACACGTCCCGGGCCAGCGTGGCCAGCCGGTCCCGGTCTGCTTCGACGCGGGCGGGAATCGTCATCGGCGGCCGGATGCGCGCCAGCTCTCGGCGCAGCCTGGCGATTTCCCGTTCGGAGATCTCCAGGCGGACGCCAAGGCTGGCGTTCGCGCCCTGGAGGCGTTCGCGGAGTCGTGTACGGAATTCCGAAAGGTCCGGGTCGACGTTCACGCGGACGCGGGCGCGGACCCGCGCCAACTTGGCGTTCAGCCGTTCTCGGAATCCTTCCAGGTCCGGGACGGCCTGGATCTGGACGCGGGCCCGCCGCTCGATGCGGTCAAGGTAGCGCTGGAGGCTGACGGCGAAGTTCGACGTGTCGGGAAGGACACGGATCGAAAGGCGCCCTACCTCGCGGCCTCCGGGGCCGGCCATGAATTACCCCCTGGTGCAATGGGCTTGGCCAAGGGGTGCGTGGACAGGTCGAGGCGTGGCCGCTCGTGCTTGTCCGCCTTGACCTGTGGAACGTTGACGGGAACCGGTTCCCGTTTGAGGCGTCCGCCGAAGACGCGGACGTTGTTGGCGTCGGCGAAGCGCACGGCGTCCAATAGGGCAGCCAACAGGTGCGTTTGCACTGTCCAGCCGCGATGTTCGGGCCCGCCGGCCAGCGATGCGGCCAGGGCGGAGCCCGGGGGCAGGTGCTCGGACAGGTGCCAGGCCCGGCGGGGCGCCAGGGCGCCCCGCCACACGTCGACCAGGTCCAGACCGTAGTAGCGCTGGAGATCCGCTCGGAGCGCCGCGCCGTGGCCCTGGGCTATCAGCTGTCCGAGCGCGGCGCTTCCCCCACCTGGGTCTCCTCCTGCCACTCACCGACGGTGCGGACGAACACGGCCAGCGGCCAGTCCTGCATCTCCGTCTTCAGCGCGGCCGGGTCGTCGGCTACCAGGAGGAGCAGGTCACGGATCTTGGGGACCAGCTCCTCCAGCTCCTCCGATCCGGGCTCACCGAAGCGCGCGAGGATGGCGCGGGCCGCCTTCAGGCCGTCGTCGGGAAGCATGAGGATGTTGCGGAGCTGGATCGTTTCGCCGGCCCGTGTCTCCAGCGGCAGAGCCTCGTACTCCGCCGCAGCTTCCGCCATCATGTCCGCGCAAGAAAGTACCAAGAGTGTTCCCTACAAGTCGTGTTGGAGGTCCCAGGAAAGAGGTCATCCGCCCAAGGGGGACCGGTCGGGCGGGAGATGCCCGCGAGCCTGTCGGCCGACGGGTTCGCTAGGGCGTGTCCGACAGGTCCGCGAAGCGCTTTCGGACATTCGCTGAGCCTTCCGCCGTGCTGGCGGCTGGATCGCGTACCTCTTGTTGATCAAGGTGATCGTCCGTCGCTACCGTCCTGTTCGCATTCTCCGTGATCGAAAGGACACACCCCGTGAAGGTTCGAATAACGGCTGCGGCTGTCGGGCTGGCCATCGCGGCGACCACCGCCATGATGTCGGGAGTTTCGGCGCATGCGGCTACGAGCGACGACGAACCGTCGATCTGCAAGCTCTACTACGCACAGTTAGAGAACATCGCTGCCCGGGTGCACATGGGCGGCGCGGACGGCATGGCCGCGTTCGGGGCGTACTGGGCCGTTCTGGGGGAGGCAGCGCACGCGGGCTGCCACGTCGACCGGCCCGCGCCTCAGCCCCCCGGCCCGGGTGGCGACACCGTGAACGTCTACATCTACGGGATCAACAACCCCGGAGAAGAAGGCACGCCCGAACCGTACGTGATCGAGAAGCAGTACATGCGCGACGGTAGTCACCCCGGAGTCCACCACCCGGGCTGCAACGTGGGCGAGTCCTCCTCCACCCAGGGCCTGTCGTGTGAGCTCAAGTCCGGCGGGACCTACGAGGTCATGGAGCGCGATGACGGCAACGGGGACGACTTCCTCGGGACCATCACGCCCGAGATGCTGACCCACCCGGGGACGTACCACATCTCCGACGAGGACGGCTCCGCCATCGTGGACGTGCAGCCCCGCATGTAATCGTGCACTCTGCTGTCCGGCGGGTACTGGGACCCGCCGGACACGGCCTAGCTAGTTGCTGCTGTGCGGCGGGGGCGGGGGCGGGGGCGTCGGCGCCGCGACCTGGGCCCATTCGCCGATGGCCCCGCCCAGCGTCGCGGAGCCCAGGAAAGTTCCCTTGATCGGGAAAGACACGAAATCGTCGCTGGACAGGCCCACCGCGTCGGAGCCCAACAGGGAAACGCGTGGGTGGTACAGCGGCAGATAGTTGGTGCCGTCCACCAGGACCACCAACAGTGCCTTGGCTTGCGGGGTGGGCGTCGCCGGGATGCGGAACGACTTGTCCGCCTGGACTGCCGCCGGGCCCGCACCGAAGTAGAGCTGATAGGTCAGGGCCGTGGCCTGGATGGACTGGAAGGTGACGGAGTACGTCACATCCGGAGTCGTCGCGCGGAGTTTGGCGTTCTGCCAACTGCCCTTGATCTCCGGATCGTCACCGTCCCGGCCGAACTCCGGCAGGGCATCAAGCTTGGTGTGCCCGATGCTCTCCCACGCACCGCCCGGCTTGGTCGGGTCGGCCAGGTCGGCGGGCTTCTCGGTGTCGGGGTCAGCGATGAAGATGTAGCCGCCGGCCGGGACGATGGCGGCGTTGTCGATCAGAGCCAAACTGTTCTCCAGGGGTAGGTCACAGGGGCCGCGCGGTCACGCGGTAGGTGGCTTGGAACCGGAACAGGTCCGGCCCGGCTGGCGGGTCGCCCACGCGGATCTCCGCCGGCCCCGACACGTCCTCGAACCGGCTCAGGTAGCCGTCGGCACCGCGGAATTGTGCTCTGCACGCCTCCGCCAGGGCGACCCGGACCGTGCGGGCCAGGCGGGAGGCGTCGCGCCGGTCGGTGGCCGCGCACTGCACGTCGATCAGGGCCACGTCGACGCCGAGAGGGTTCGAGGAGCCGCCGGGCACCCGGCGAGCCACGACCAGCGGGAGCCGGTCGGCCCAGTCGCCAGGCCACAGCACGCGCACCGTGGCACCGCTCAGGCCGGCGCGGAGCGCGTCGGCCACCAGGGCGTCCACGTCGGGAAGGACTGGTCTCACAGGCCCGCCTCGATGGCATGGACACCGGGCACCCAGCGGCCGTTCGGAGCCGAGTGGCCGTAGTTGATCGCGTACACCGCCGGGTCCTCCAAGGTCACCGTGGAGTCCGTGCGGTTGGTGCGGACCCGCGTGTGGGCGGCCAAGGCGCCGGTATGCCGGTGCGCCTCGACCACGGCCCGCACTCGGTCTGCCCGGTGCTCCAGCTCGTTCGCCACGGCGTCCCGGACCCCGCGCATGTGGGCCACGATGCTGTCCAGGTTGGACTTCACCTCTGCCAAGTCATCCCCGCTTCCGGAACGTCGCCACGTCATGAGCCAGGCGCCGGGAGGCACCAAAGTGCTGGGGTTCCCCGACCACGGCCCAAACCTGGCCGGCCCACTCCACACGGGACCAGGGCCCGGCCGGCAGAGACCGGGCGTACACGCGGTACTCCGTGCCGGCCAGGTAGCCGGCCGCTCCACTCTCGTCCGTGGTCGCCGGAAGAACGCGCGCCCGGATCGTCACAGGTTCGCCGGGGCCTGGCTTGGTGCCGCCGTACCTGTCGTCCGCGTCCACCGTGGGGTAGACCGTGACCTGGTCGGGGCCGGAGTCGAGGAGGCTCACAGAGAACCCCCCAGGGACTCCACGGGCACCGAAAACACCCCGGCCGCGCCGACGGCTGCCCGGAGCATGCGGGCTTCGCCGTCGGTCAGGCCGACCCCGATAGGGAGCGACGCGGGAAGTTGGTACTGGTAGGCGCCTTGCTGCTCCGACCGGTACCCCTCGGGGTTGCGGACCCGCCGCTCCGCAGCCGCCAGGGTGATGGCCACCGCGACGGCCGGGGCCCTGCCCGGGTCGAGCCAGGCGTCCCCGTACGCCCGCACCAGGGCGGAGGCATCGGCCAACGCCGCCTCCGCTTGGACGCGCTCCTCCCCAACCAGCTCACGGCCCAGGCGCTGTTCCAGGGCCGCCACGTCCGCCAGGGGCGGCGTCATTCGGCCTCCTACTTGTCCTTGTCGGCCGGGGGCTTCGACGCGGTGGGCATGTCCAGCTTCACCGCGCGCACCAGGCGCTTGGCGTTGCCGACCTTGTCCGTCATGACGTTGAACCCGGCGTACACATTGAGGATGGAGCGGTCCCGCAGCTTGGCCGCGTCGTAGTCACGCACCCAGCGCATGGCCAGGCCGTTGTAGGACTGGCTGGAGCCACTGGTCACACCGGCCGGAATGGCCGGCGCCCGAGTCGCCAACACGAACGCGGACGGAACGAACGCATACGCGCTCCGCGGGTTGATCGCGTTGGATGTCACCAGGTCGAACCCAGCCAGCCGGCCCAGCGTCGCCGAGCGGAGCGCCGAGTCCGAACCGGACTTGGACACGTCGTTGATGCGGCCGGACTTCAGCAGCGCGGTTTCCATGTCCGCGCCCATCAGGATCGTCCGCCCCTCGGTGGGAACGTTCGCCTTGTTCAGCGCGGCACGGGCGTCCACGATGCCCAGCCACGGGTCCTTCTCCTCCACCGTGACGGTGTTGGCGTAGGTGGCGGTCTCGATCATGTTCGCCACGCCGGTATCAATCGCCTTGGCCACAGCGTTGACCTGGGGCTGAAGGACCTGGGAACCGAAGTCTCGGATATCCAGGGTCAGTTCCTCGTCCGTGATCGCCACGGCCGAGTAGATGTCCTTGTTGAGCGTGACGGTGGTGGAGTCCTCCGCCAGCTCGTCCAGGACGATGTCCGACGATCGGTCGTTGCGCCAGTCGTACTCGCGGGCGGTGGTGGTCGCCGGGATGCGGATGGTGACGGTGTCGTTCTTGGCGCCGGTGAAGTCGAACCCGCCGTTCGTCCACACCAGACGCGACAGGACCATTTCCCGCTCAAGGAGACCCAGCGCGGTTGCTGCGATCTTCTCGGACTTCAGAAAGCTGTTAGCCATGTGCTCCGCTCAGGGCAGGGCCCCGAGCCAGCACGCAGCACAGCCAGGGGCGTTGGACACGAACCCTTGGATTTGGTGCTGCTGTTGATGCCGCCTACCGACGGGCGCGCGGGATGCCGGCCGCCAGCTCTCCCGGATCACTGGGGGTCGGCGTGACCGACGGGTCAAGGCCACCCCGGCCGATGCCGTCGCCCCGACTGTGGAACAGGGCCGCCAGAGCCTTGGCGTCCGCCTCGCGGGCGTCTTCGTCGGCCCCCGCGATCCGGGCGGCCAGGGCGTCCGGCAGGCTGTAGCGGCGCGCCAGGCGCTCCCGGTGCAGCTCCGTCTCCAGCTCCGTGGCCCGGTCGGCCACGGCCTGGAACTCCTCCGGCGACCGGGCCGCCTTCAAGGCTTCCGCCGTCTCCTGGGCCTGGGTGCGGTACTTCGTCGCCTCCGCCTGTGCGGCCTTCAGCTCCGCCCGGAGGGCATCAGCGTCCAGCTCCTGGCCGTCGTCCTGCTCCTCCAACTGCGCTGACTCCACTGGGTCGTTCGTCGTGTCAGCCTGGACCGCTTCGCCGTCGGTCGGGACTTCGGTCGGTTCGAGAGTGGGGGTCGTCTCTGCCATGCAGTGGCCTTTCCTTAACGTCGTGATGATTCGATGTGGCGACGCCATGCCCGCCGGGCTTCCGCGCCGGTCATGCCGCGGGTGACCTCTTGCCATTGCCGGTCGAAGTCGCGGGCCTGGGGCGTCATGAAGTCATTCCGGGAGTAGACGGGGACCGTCTGGCAGTGACACCCGTTGTGGTAGCGGGTCAGGTCCTCCCGCGCGACCGGCGGCCGACGGTTCGCACGGGCCCGGCCGTCCGGGGAGCCCTTGGGCTTGCGCCGGCCACCGCCGGCCGCCGTGGCCTGGGACGTGTAAATGGCGCCCCTGGACGCCAACATGGCGCAGAACGCGCACGGGTTGCCGTCCGTGATCCTCGCCCAGCCGACGACCCGCCGGTCCTGCCTCGACGCCTGGTCGATCAGGTCCCGGCCAGCCCGTAGGGTCTCGCGGTCGGCCGCCCCGGCAGAGGCCCGGCCGGCGGTGTCCACCGCGTCCTCCAGCTCCTGGAGGAACCCGCCGTCGTCCAGCCGGCCCCGGTCCTCGTCCGTGTCGGCCTGCTCCAGCCGCTGGCGCATCTTGGCCGGCCCCTGGGACACCAGGGACGCCACGGCCGCCCGGTCGTGGGACTCCTCCGGCTCCTCCGGCCAGTCGAACCCCTCCAACCGGATCTCCTCGCCGTCGTCCGGCTCCGGCAGGCGGACCGTGTCCGTCTGGTCCGCCCAGTCTTCCCGCAGCTCCCCCAGGGTCGTCGTCTCACCCACGTACTCCCCGGACAGGGGCGGCACGGTGTGGCCGGTCTCCAGGGCCCGGTACAGGCGGTAGAACGCTGCTGCCTGGTCGCGGGAGCGTCGCCGCTCACGGCGGATCAAGGCCAGCATCCAGGCCAGCCAGGCGGAACCGCTCTCCTCCAGGGAGTGCGGGTTCACGCGCGACCATTGGGCCAGGGCCTGGGCCGCGACCTGGGCCCCGATGCGCTCCTGGGCCCGCCAGTGCTCCTCAACGAGGGTGGCGGTCGCCCTATGCAACGCGGCTCCCGGCCGGCTCGGCGGCCACTACGGCGGAGGCCATGCGGTCCGCCATCCTCAGGCCGGGGTCGTCGGCCTCCTGGATCTGCGTCCACTCCTCCACGTCCCGTGCCGTCACGCCGGGGATGCGCGACCACATCGCACGGGGCGGAACCTGGAGCATCTGAACCGCCTTCCCCAGCGCGTCCACCGTCTGGGACAGGGAGCGCGATTCGGCGTCCTTCCAGAGCACTTCGGCCCGGGGGTCCGGGGCGACGCCGATGACGGTTGAGCAGAGGGCCAGCACCTGTTCCCAGGACTCCCCAAGGGAGTGCTGGAACTCGTCGACGGCCCGTGACAGTGCCATTTCGGTGGCGGCCATGGCCTCCGCCGAGAGGTTCGTCAACGATCCGACGCCCAGGTACATCGGAGGGAGCTGGGACAGGGCGGCCATGTGCTTCGTCGCCAGCTCGATGGCGTCCAGGAATCCCGACAGCGGAGTTTCGTCGAGCTGGGAGAACTTGGTGTCCGCGTCCGGGGCGACCAGGAACCGGGAGGCGTCCGCCTGGATCGGGACGACCTGGGGACGCCCGTCCCGGTCGTAGAGGATCTCCCCGGTATCCGGGTCCCGCCGGAACTCCGGCGCCAGACCGCTGATGGTTCGCACCTTGAACGACCCGAACGTCTGGGCCACCAACAGGTCGAACACCGTCTGGTTGACCCGGTCCTGAATGGGGATCATCGGCTCCACCACGCCCGTGACCCGGCCCTCCAGGTCGAGGTCCGGCGCGAATCGCACCACCGGGCACACGGTGAAGCCGTGCAGCCGGGACGCCAAGAGCTGGGCCCCGCGCTTTCCACCGACCACCAGGTCGTGAACGTGCGTGGCGTCGTACAGCCAGGCCCGTGTCTCCACGCCCTCCCCGTCGGGGATGGTCTCCACCTGAAGCGCCCACAACGGGAGCGCGTCGGCGGCCGGATCGTCGTACGACGCGAACAGCATCCGCGGGGACACACCTCGGATTACCGGCCGGTCCGGGTTCGTCGGTTCCGGCAGGACCGTGACGAACGACTGCCCGTAGGTCAGCGCGGCCCGGTGCACAGGGGTCTGGCGCGAGTCCATCCGCTGGTCCTGCCACACCCGCCACTCCGCAGGCGTCTCCTCCGACAACCCCGGCCCGTCAGCCCCGTCCGTGCTTCGCCGGTACCCGTCCACGGCCATGGCCTGGCTGGGTGTCTTCACCAGCAGCGGGAGCCAGTTGGATATCGCCCGCTTCGCCAGCAGCTTGTACTCCTCCGTGGCCGTCCGGGGCGTATACGGGCCGTCGTGCTCCCCACGCATGTACCGGTCGATGCGGTCCAGCCGCTCCCGGTCCGCGCGAAGCCGCGTGAACCCGCGCTCCGCTCGCTCCGTCGGGGAGACGGTGGTGTCGTGCATGTGCTCCCCTCCGGGGCCTAGAAGAAGTACACGGCCCCGGACCGTTCAGCGGGCCGGGTCTTGCCGGATTCGATCAGTCGATGCCGCGCCAAGTCGGCCAGCAGCGTGGCCGCGTACGCATCAACCTTGTGCGCGGACTCCCGATTGGGCTTGCCGAAGGACAACCCGTACCGGTTCGGCCGACGCCGCGCGTTCAGCACGTGCCGACGTAGCGTGCGCCCCAGCGGGGCGTCCGCGCCCGTGTGCCGGACCTGTCCGTCCTCCACGGCCGCCACTAGCCGCTCACTGGCCAGCGTCAGTTCCTGGAGGCCGCCACGCATGTCCCGGCCCACCGCGGATTGCGGACTGGCCTTGATCACCAGGCGGTCCCGGTAGTCCTCCGACCACGCATCCACGTAGCTCTCCCAGAGCGCCACGTCCGCGTGGAAAGCCTGGACGTCGTAGCGCTCCATGGTGTTGCGGACCGCGCCGTCCACCGCCTGGCGGTCAACCTCCCAGCCGTCGCCGGCCGGGCCGTCGGGCTTCTCCCAGATGGCAACGGGGACGATCAGGCGGTCCCGGATGCGCACGGCCACCAGGGCCGTGGCGTCGTCGGTCCGCCCACCGTCGAACCCGAGCGTCACCGCGTCGCCGTCCTCCAGACGGTCGTCCACCGAGCAGTTTTCCCAGTCCTCCGGACTGATCAACTGGTCCTCTGCTGTGACCAGTTGGTTCAAGAACATGCGCTGGGAGCGGGAGCGCGGCATGTGGCCGGAGTAGATGGTGGAGACGATCCATTCCACGTCCAGCCAGTCCGCATCGCCCCGGGCCGCGATGATCCCGGCCCGGAGCTGGTCCGGGTCGGACAGATCCACGGGCGGGGACTCCACGGAGTCGTAGTACAGCCCGGAATCCCGGCTCTTGCCCTCCGCGAACTTCGACCAGGCGTGCCAGGTCTGCTCTGCCACGGAGTCCTCCCCGGGCAGGGGAGCGTTCGTGATCTCCATGGTTCGGGCGCCGCCACCACGGCTCTTGCCCACGTTGCCCGCGATGGTCATCGCCATCTCGTGGCCGCCATTGGACGAGATCCAGTGATGGGTCTCGTTCATCACGACGAACGTGGACCGGCCGCCCTCCAGGGCACGCGGTGAGCTGGTCACCGCCTCGATCACGCCGCCCGCACGGGAGTAGATGATCTCCTTGCCCAGGTCGACGCCGTACTCAGCGATGCACTCCGGAGAGACCATGCCGGGAAAGAGCCGCATCGTGTTCCGGGTCTGGTCCTTCGACACCGCACAGACCTGGACCCACGGAGCCGGGTGTGGAACCGCTACCGGAGTCCCGTCTTCACGCCATCCGCCGAAGCGGCACGGGCCGACGAACTCCACCGCGCACAGGGCCGCCAGGAACGGGTCCTTGCCGTAAGCCCCAGCCCTTCAGGCGGCGGATCGTCCCCTGTCGTCGCGTGAACTCTCCGGACTCGTTGATCTCGAACCATCGGAGCACCATGCGGACCTGTTCGTCCGTGAAGCGCCAGGGCTGGCCGGCATCGGGGCCGTCCGGCTGGAGCAGGTAGCGGGAGGTCCACAGAAGTACGTCCCACCCCAGGGTCCGTGTCCGGTCGGGCACGGTGTCCGGCCACGTACGGACCGGTTCTAGCGTTTGGGCTGGCAAGGCATCACCTCCCCTCAACGTCCAGGGAGCGAAGCCACTCCGCCTACTTTCCTCCGGCAGCCCGCCGGTACGTCTCCATGAGCGTCACGCGGGCCGCCTCCGCCGCGTCCTCCCCGGCCGGCTCCCGCTCCAGCTCCACCCGGGCCCGCCGCCGGGCGCCCTCCGTGGTCAGGAGGTCCGTCATCGCGGACATGACCGACTGGAAGAGCTGGGCAGAGAACTTGGCCTGGCCCAGGTTCCGGCTCATGGCCTCCGCCACGTACACCGCCGTGAGCCAGTCGCTTTGCTCGTAGAACTGCGCCTGGCCGGAGTCCTTCAGCGACTGGAACCACCGCTTCGCAATCGGGTGCCAGTCGCCGGAGGCCCTGGGGATCGTCGGGGCCTTGCCAGCCTCCGCCTTCACCAAGGCCGGCCCTTCCGGCTTGTGATGGCCCCGTCGCTGATCACTCCGCTTCGGAACTGGTCCACGCATGGCTCATCACCTCCAAAGGCCGGGCGCCCTTACGGACATTGCACTGGCGACACGCGCAACGCGTGTTCTTCCGGGTGTGGCTCCCGCCGTTCACCAGCGGGACCACGTGGTCCAAAGTCGTCTTACGGGGGGCGTAGCGGTCCGCGTTCGGAAGCGTGACGACGCCGCACAGGTAGCAGCGCCACCCGTCCCGCTCAAACACCTCCGACGGGTCGAAGCGTTCAGCATTCCCGCCGCGCATTCGCGCGCGACGCTCGTGCATGAGCGGCGCGATACGCCGAGCCCTGTCCCGATTGCGGCAGGCTTCACTACAGAGCACGCCATCCGACCGGGAGGGCGTAAACGGCTGCCCACACCCACGGCACGGCCGCAATTCCTGTTGCCTGGGTCGGTAGTTGGCGCGACTAGTCGCGCACCACTTCGCCGCCCGGCCGTCCGCCTCGTACTTAGGTTGGTGATAAGCCCTCCGACACACCCCCGAACAGAAGCGAGGGATGGGGCCACGCGCCCGGCGCTCGAACTCCATCTGACATTGCGCGCACACCAGCATTGACGCCCCCGGCCTCGAAAGGCCGCTTAAGGCCGGTTAGTGAACCGGCCCAATGGGCGCGTTTGCCCAGGTCAGAGCCGCTATTTAGGTGTGTTGAGCATGGTTAGACGGACCTTGAAACCCCGGGGCATACAGGGCCGCTATCACGCTTCGGCCTTTCTCATGATGTGACTGGGGTCACCCCCCAGGGTGAATCGGGCGCATCGGGCGCCGCGGAATCGGCTCCCAGGGCTGTGATCCGTCGTTACCCGAGCATGACCACACGCAGAAAACTCGCCACCGCTCTCGGGCTCACCACAGCCGCACTTGGGGCCGGACTGGCCAGCGCTGCACCAGCTTCGGCTGGTGGGATCGTCGTCATCGCGTCCCCGTCGTTCGACAACTCGTGCGCTAACCACGGCACCACGGGGCACGGTAAGGGGGCCACCAAGTACGACAGCGGAACCGCCACTGGGCTCCTTGCCGCGCTTCCTGTCGAGACCCCGCTCAATCAGTGCGGAGGGGCGGATCTTCCCCTAGGGAATGATGAAGGGTTCTTCCCGGAGGAATCCGAGCGCATTCACAAGCACGACCATAGTGAAGACGATCGTTTTCACCTCGAAGAATAAGCTTCTCGGATTCCGGGACTAACTGAACGGTTCTGTGTCACTTAGTCCGGTCTCCCGGATGCCGCTCCGCCGGCCTCCGCCTAGACGCCCGCCGTCGCCTGGCCGCCGCGCCTGTTGAGCCACACGGGCGAACACGCGCCGCCCCCTGTCCTCGCACGTCGTTACCCGACTATGACCACACACAGGACACTCGCCACCGTACTCGGGCTCACCACGGCCGCCCTCGGCACCGGACTTGCCAGCGCCGCCCCTGCGTCAGCCGGCGGCATCATCGTCTTCGCGTCCCCGTCGTTCGATAACTCGTGTACCAACACCGGCACAGCGGCGCAAAGCGCGGGAGACACAACCCACAGCAGTGGAACCGCAAACGGACCCCTCGCCGCGATCCCGGCAGAGACACCACTGAATCACTGCGGTGGGGCTGACCTGCCTAGTGCCCAATCTCTCCTCCGCTTGGACCGTCTAAGCAACTCTGAAGCCCAGCCAATTCGCAGAACTACTCGCCGGATCCAGAACAGAGGCTATTCCCCCGCTAACTACAACAATGACATCGCACTGAACCGGATCTGACGCCGTGGGGCTGCGCACGCCTACCCGCGTAGCAACACCAGAGTCGGGCGGCTGCTCATGATCGATGTAGTCCCCGGGCGTTACAGCTCTCCCGGATGCCGCCCCTGCGGCCTCCGCCTCGACACCCGCCGTCGCCGGGCCGCCGCGCCCTCCGCACTGGACTTCCGCGCGTGATGCCAACCGCACAGTGCCTGAAGGTTCGCCGGGTCGTGGTCGTCGCCCGGGACGACGTGGTCCACGTCCGTGGCCGGCGCCGTGCACCGCGCTCCCGTGTCCCGCAGGACGGCCACGCACCGGAAGCCGTCCCGCTTCAGGACGGACAGGCGACGGACCGGCCAGTCCGCGGGGAGGCGGGAGCGCCGGTTGCTGGACTGCCAGGGCATAGGGGTCTCCTTAAAGGGGTGGTCAAAATCCCCTAGGGCGCGCAGGCGGCTAGCGTGAAGATGCCCTATCCGCTGAGTGCTGCTCACGATGGGGTACGGGCATGAAGTCGAAGACTGACACCACACTCACGTTCGAACTCCGCTGCGGTGGACTGCACTTGACCATCCAGCGCATCCCCTCATGGCTCGTCACTCTCGTCGCGGCAGTCGCCGGGACTGGGGCTGCCTGGTGGACAAGCCGCTGAGCGGGCGAGGGAACTCACAAGCGACCCCGGCCGGAATCGAACCGGCGACCACCCGATCGACAATCGGGCGCTCTCCCACTGAGCTACGAGGCCAGGGGCTCAACTCCCGCGCGGCATCCCGGAAGACACCGGGGCGCGTAGGAGGAGCCGGGCGGACGTGGCACTCACGCCTCCACGTCGAACGCTGGAGTCCGGGGCACGTGGCCCGCCTTCATATGCATTAACTGGGGCCCGTGACATCCTCGTTCGCCAACGGGCCAGCCTCTCTCGCACGGGGGGCAAAAAAACTTCCCTACGGACCTACTTCTCTATGACTCACATGAGAAAAGTAGGTCCGTAGGGAAGTTTTTTTGCCCCCCAACCCCTCAGTTGATAACGCACCGTGCGTCATTGGTGGACGCAGGGCGAGGGGGGTCGCGGCTTTGGCGGGACTCCCTCGCCCGCGGAGTGACGTGCGTCTCATTGGCGTGCGAAAGGCTATGCGGCTTCGGTCGCAGCCGCAGGCGTCCGAGGTTGGCGAGGCTTGGCCCACGTGATCATCACGCGCGGTTCAATGACCGCTGCGGCCTTGTTTCCGTTGCTCTTCTCGGCGGCCGTTGCCTTTCGGGTCTCGATGCGCTCGCCGGATGAAGGTGTCACGGCCCCCAGGTAATGCCCATAAGGGCGTACTCCGCGCTACGAAAACGGGGAGTAGCCGCGTGTGGTGTGCTAACTGGGAGTTCCGTTGGAGAAGATTTCGCTATCTGATGAACTGGATGAGATGCTGGACCGCTGGATCGCGGAAAAGGCTCAAGCTGCCCCTCGCCTAGGTGAAGAGCAACTTGAGGCTATAAAGCGTCTACTTTCCTAGTGTGGATTCTTGAAGACGATCTCGATCAATGAGGGGTCGAACGGCGCTTTGCGGGACCGTCCTTCGGGTAGGGGGTGAACTATCACCGCCTGGAGGACGGTCCCTATTGCTGTTTGCTTCTGCTCCAGATCGAAGTCATGCCACCTCTCCTCGGTGAACCCCGCTAGGAAGTTCTTTGCCGCCTGTTCAGCGTAGAAAGCGTCGCGATCTGCTTGCGACTCCTTAATCTGCGCGTCCAAGGGGTCGATGAACTCCAGGTAGTCGGCCATGCTGATGTGCTCGGCCTTGTAGGCGGCCTTGAGCTCTTGACGTCGAGCAGTCAACCTTTCCAGCGTGTACTGGCCGTGCCAGGTCTTCTCTTCAGGTGCCAGCGTGGCGAATTGATCCTTGAGGGTCCGCACCACTATCCCCTCTACGATCCTGTCGATCTTGTCCATGCGGCGACTTACCTTGCGGCAATCCGTCCCATTGCAAACGTAGTTCCCCCACTTGTGGTTGCCATGAGGAGGTCGGCCTACCATTGAATGTAGGCACATGTCTTCCTTTGGGTCACTCTTGGGAATCCAGCCGCATCGCAGTATCCCCGTGCTCAAATGCTTACGGGCGCGCTTCTTCCCTTTGGGCTTTTTGGTCTTCGCTAGCTTCCCTCCCGGCCAAGCCATTTCGCAGATCTGATGCCACTCCTCCGGTGTCGCGATCGTTTCCCAGTTGCCAACCTTGGGTTCTCCCGTGCCGGGATCAAGGACGAGTTCACCGTTGAGAATTCGGTAGCCGCAAATGGCTGGGTTAGTGAGGAGCGACTTTACGCCGGTAGATGTCCATTCGCCGCCGCGGACTGTAGCGATACTCTCCGATATCAGCCACACGGCAATCGTGTGCCAGCCCTTGCCGCACAACTTCATGTCGATCATGTTCCGCAGCCATACGGACTCGTTGGGGTCCAACTTCTCGTTCTGGGTGCGGCCTAGATCCTTGTCCGCTCCCAGCCAGCCGAACCGTCGTGCTCCACCGGTGTATTTGCCTTCGGCGGCCCGGTCTTTGGTGGATCGCTTTGCGCGCCGCTTGACCTTCCGGACCTCCGTCTCGCCCATGGAGGACGACATGAGGCCTCTGGTCTGCTCCACCTCGGCGTACACGTCGACCAGTTGACGCTTGTCCGTGTAGTAGAGAACGGCGTCCTCTTCTACAGTCAGGGCGCGGTAGAGCTTGAGGTAGTCCTCGGGAAGCCGGACTACGCGCTCCTCCTCCACGGCCAGAATGCCCCTGATCGCGATGCCCTCAGCAGTCTGCCGGGCCCGGAGGTCCCGCACCATCTGAAGGAACGCGGGTCGCTGCACGTCAGGGTCGGCCGCCGTGAGGTCGTTGTCCGTGTAGCGGTAGACGACTGCCGACCCTTGTTCTTTTGCGGCGGGATCGCAGTGCATCCCGTGCTGCCGCGCCACGCCGATGGCCTTGACCTTCTGGAGGTCAACGCTGATGCGTGCGTACGAGACGACGGGGGTTCGCCCGTCGAGCCACTCTTCAACTGTCTTGCCGGAGGCCAGCGCCGCCGCGAGGTCCGGGTGTATCTCCCATGAGGAGTGTGATGCCAC